TCTTGCCGTCAAGCGCTCGCAGCGCATGCGGGTTGATGCCAACGGCAACGAAATCGACTTTGACAAGAAGGCGCATGACTGGCTTGAGCAGGCCCGCACCTACACCAAAGCCGCGCCGACCGACTTCGACGCAACGGCGATGGCCGAATACAAGGCAGCCTATCAGTCTTTCATGCGAAAGAACTTCGACAGGGACTTGCTGACCGATGGCGAGCGCAAGACGCTTTCCGTGGGCCAGGATAGCGCCGGCGGCTATTTTGTGTATCCTGACCTGACCGGGCAGATTGTCCAGCAGGTCTATGAGACCACGCCGATCCGCGCCTATGCCTCGATCCAGCAGATCAGCACGGACGCGCTGGAAGGCTACTACGACAACGATGAAGTCGGCTACGGCTGGGTTTCGGAGTTGGAAAGCCGCCCGGCGACCAGCACGCCGACCATCGGCAAGTGGCGCATTCCGGTCCATGAGCTTTACGCCATGCCGGATGCCTCGCAGTCGGTCTTGGATGACTCCATGATCAACATGGAAACCTGGCTCAACGGGCTGATTGCCGACAAGTTTTCCCGCGTGGAAAACGCGGCAAGCGTGACCGGCGACGGCGTGGGCAAGTGGCGCGGCTTTGCTACGCTGCCCAATGGCACCGACCTGACCAACTCGGTTGAGCAGTTCGCGACCGGCGCTAGCGGGGCTTATGCCACCGATCCCGACGGCGCGGACAAGCTGATCGAAATGGTCTACGGGCTCAAATCTGCATACCGCGCCAATGCGGTTTGGGGGATGAACTCGACCACCGCCGGCGCAACTCGCATTCTCAAGGATTCCTACGGCCAATACCTCTGGCAGCCGTCGAACATCGCAGGGCAGCCGGCGACGTTCTTGGGCTATCCGGTGGCGTTCTTCGAGGATATGGCAGACATCGCTGCCAACTCGCTTTCGGTGGTGTTCGGCGACTTCCGGCGCGCTTACCAGATCGTTGATCGGGTCGGCATTCGGATGCTGCGTGATCCGTACACCAGCAAGCCGAAAATCCTCTTCTACGCGACCAAGCGCAGCGGCGGTGCGGTGATCAACGGCGAAGCCATCAAACTCCTGAAGTTTGGCTCCTAACGGCAGCCAGAGAAAGAAAGGGCACAATCGTTATGATGCGAGACATGCATAACAACGTGGACATCGTGCGGTCCATTTCGCCGGTTGCCGTTGGCACTACCGGCACAGGACAGACGGGCGTTGTGGTTGACCGGCGCGGGTACGACTCGGTCGAGTTTGTCTTCTCCTACGGCACGATCACCGGGACTACAGGCGTAACCCTGACTCCAACGGTGCTTGAAGGCGACGCGACCGGCTCAATGACTTCGGTCGCGGATACGGACTTGCTCGGCACTGAGGCTGCGGCCGGCCTTGCGGGTGTTACTTCCCGCGTTTCCGGCGCGTCTAAGAACGTTACCAAGCGGCTCGGCTATAAGGGCGGCGCGCGGTATGTGCAAGCCAAGATCGTTTCGACGGGCACGGCGGCGACGCTGGTATCCGCCGACGTGATACTGGGGCGGCCGCATACCGCGCCAGTTGCCACCTGATCCAACACAGGTGGCGGGGAGGGTTTGTCGGGAGCCCTCCCCATTTTCCCGACATATAGAATGAGGCTACTATGCAAAGCGGCGAACGCCAGGTTGCACCAGACATCACCGGCATTCGTGCCGATCACGTCGCGCGGTATGAATGGGCTGATGGGCTCCTAGATCGTGGCGCAAGCGTGCTGGATATCGGTTGCGGCATTGGCTACGGCGCCGACTTGCTGGCGCGAGGCCGCAAGGTCACGGCGCTTGAAATTGACGCTGAGGCGCTGGAGTACGCGCGGAAGCATTATCGCCGCCCGAAATACAAGGCGGCGGACTTGTCGAAGCCCTATGCGTTCGACCGGTTAGAGCGGTTCGACGCGGCGACGGCGTTTGAGATCATCGAGCATCTGCAGGCACCGCTTGAGATGCTGACCAACATTCCGGCGGAAACGCTACTCGCCAGCGTGCCGAATGAGACCTACTTTCCGCATGGCGGCAATATCAAGTTTCACTTCCGGCACTATACCGAAGGCGAGTTTCGGGCTTTGCTGGAGGCCGCGGGATGGCGCATTGTGGAGATGATGCACCAGGAAGGGCCAGAGAGCGCGGTTGACCGCAAGCCAGGTCGGACGCTTGTCGCTCGGTGCATCCGAGAGCGCCAAGTGGATCAAGACCTGACCGGCAAGCATGTCGCCATCGTCGCCATGGGGCCAAGCGCCAATGCCTATCTTGACTATGCGAAGTGCATGGGCGGGCGCGATGCGGTCTACGATGAGGTGTGGGGCGTCAACGCCATGGGCGATCTGTTGCGGGCGGATCGTGTATTCCATATGGACGACGTGCGGGTGCAGGAAGCGCGCGCCGCCAAGCGCCCGGAAAGCAACATCGCTCGCATGGTGGACTGGCTCAAGACGCATCCTGGGCCGATCTACACAAGTCACGTCGAGCCCGGTTACAAGGGCCTGGTGCAGTTCCCAATTGGCGAGATCATGCGGACGCAGGGGCAACCCTACTTTAACGGGACAGTCGCCTATGCGGTCGCGTTCGCTATTCACCGCGGCGTCGGCCAGTTGTCGATATTTGGCTGCGACTACAGTTACGAGCACTCACACCATGCCGAGAAGGGCCGGGCGTGCTTGGAATACTGGCTAGCGCGGGCGCAATGCGCGGGCGTCAAGTGGAGCCTGCCGCGGGCAACGTCGCTACTGGATAGCTGCGAAAGCCTGCAAGATCGCTTTTATGGGTTCGACGGGTACGAGGTTCGCATGGGCGAGGATCGGTCGATTGAATTGGTACCGAAAGCCATTCCAGACGCCGACGAAATAGAACGCCGCTACGATCATTCGCGGCCAACATCGCCGCACATTCGGGCGCAAGAGGACGAACAATGAACACGTGCGAAACCTGCAAATTCCGCAGCGACGAAATCAAGGGGCAGGCCGGTAGCGTGCCGCTCTACTCTTGCCGGGAGCGCCCGCCGGTTCCCAACATCGGCGGCAGCCGAGAGGCATCTTGGCCGCTAATCCGCCTGTCTGACGCTTGCGGCTCACATAAGCCGCGCGGCCGGGCATCGGCGCCGCGGCTGGAAACGAAGGGCTAACCGGCCATGGCTTTGCGCGCGCCAGTGATGATCTATCAGCCCCGCGGGCACGTCCAGACAAGCGCGCCGGCGGTGGAGCCTGTCACGGCAGCGCAGTTGCAGACGTTCTTGCGTGAAAGCGCAACGGGATTGCCCGATGCCGAGGCAGATGATTTCATTGCCCAGGCGCGGGAAGAGATCGAGCAACTAACCGGCTTGGCGTTAATCACGCAATCGTGGCGCATGGCCATTGATCGGTGGCCAACAAGCGGGCGTGAGGATTGGTGGGACGGTTGGCGACAAGGCGCGATTGCCGACTTGCATAGCGGGCGGGCGTCTATGGACTTGCCGTTGCCACGCTATCCGTTGCAGTCGGTCGATAGCGTGACGGTCTATGATGAGGACGGCAACGCGACGGCCGTCACCATTGCCAGCACGTTCGACATTGACACATACCAGCATCCGGGCCGGTTGACGCTGCAAAGCGGCGCGACTTGGCCGGTTGCCTTGCGGGCGAATAACGCAATCGAGATCGTCTATACCGCCGGATATGGCGACGCGGCGAGCGACGTGCCCGCGCCACTGATCCGGGCGGTGCGGCAACTGGCTGCCTATTTCTACTCTCACCGCGGCGATGAGTGCGACGTGAAAGAAGCGATGGAGGCTAGCGGCGCGGCGGGCGTAATCGACACTTACCGGGTGCGGCGCATCTGATGGCGACATGCTGCGCAGACTATACCGCCGGCATGTTGCGCGACGTGGTGGCCTTTGAGCGTGCCACGCGGACGGGTGACGGGTTCGGCGGCATAACGCAGACATGGGCAACAATATCTGGCGCACCGACGCGGGCCTATGTGAAGCCGCTATCCGGGCGCGAGGTGTACGAGTCGCAGCGGGTTGAGGCGCACGCATCGGTGATGATTGCGGTTCGGTATTTCAGCGACATTCGGGAGCGCGACCGGGTGACAATCGGTGGGCGCGAATACAACATCCGGCATATTCGGAATGTCGAGAACCGCAACCGCTGGCTTGAAATCCGGCTTGAGGAAGGCGTGGCAGTCTGATGGCGATTAAGGTCGGCGCGCGGATGGAAGGGCTGGCAGAGTTGCGCGCGGCGCTTGGTGCGGGCGCTGCGGAATTGGACGCCGGAATAGACAACGCAATCAACGCAACCGGCTTGGAGATTAGGACGGAGATCATCCGCCAATACAACAGCGGACCGGCAAGCGGTCGCGTTTACCAAAAGTACAACCCGCGGCGCACTCACCAAGCCAGCGCACCAGGCCAGGCGCCCATGACAGACACCGGACGGCTGGCAAACGAGACGGCATTCCGCCGCGTTGGGCCGCTGACTGTCGAGGTTGCGAACCGATTGCAATATGCGGCGGCACTTGAATATGGAACAGCGACCATCCGGCCGCGCCCGGTCTGGCGGCAGGTGGCGCTGGAAGCTGAACCCAAATTTAAGCGGCGGCTTGAGACAACGGCGGCGGCGTTCACACGATGACCGACCAAATGGACCAACTGCACAAGAGCGTGTATTTCGCTCTGCATACGCCATCGGTCACGGCGCTTCTATCTACGGCACATACTACCGTTTCAGCGGCGGCGCTGTTGCTGGCGAGCGGCGGCACGGACCGGCTATTGCTGGCGAGCGGCGGATCTGATGTGCTGCTAATTGAGACATTCGCGCCGATCTACGCCTATTCATCGCCGCAGTTTTTCGAGAGCGAGGATGACGCGCTGTTCCCGTTCATCACGTACAGCATGGCCGCCGGAACGGTGTTGCGCGACAAGGACGCAACCGGGGTCGATGCCGTGATGCAGGTTGATATCTGGCACCGGACGCACTCCATGGCGAACCTTTGGCCGATATCGGATGCCGTGTTCGCCGCGCTTGACCGGGTGACGCTTGAGCCGCTGGCTGGGCACATCGAAACCAACTGCATTTCGCGCGAGTTCGACGCCGACACGGACGGCAAGACCAAGCGCGCCATGCTTGAGTTCCGCGTGACCTCGCGCGGTTAGTTCCAACATCACAAAGCCGGAGTAAAGAGAATGGCTGCAATTGCGGGCCGCGACGTGCGGGTGTACTACAGGACCAGCACCGCGGGGACTTATACGTTGATCGCGGGCGCGAAAACGGAAAGCTTTACGATCAATAACGAGCCAATCGACATCACGGACAAGGACGACGCCGGGGTGCGCACGCTCTTGGACGATATCGGCACCAAGAACGTCGATATGAGCGTCGAGGGTGTGTTGGTAACTGACACATACCTCAAGCTGGCGAACGGCGCGGGGCAGGGCACGGCGCTC